CCGTCAAGGGTGAGCATACGAAGGACACCGCGTCGAGCATATACTACCTCACCGCCTCCAGGAGCAACTCCATCGATTGGAGCATTGCAAGCATCCCACTCGTAAGGGATAGCAACCGATAAATCGAGCAGTACCCCGGAGAGTACGTTCTTCGTCTCTTCTTCGAGTGGTGTAGTAGTTGCATTTACAACCTCATAATCTTGAGCGAACAAGAAGATGTTTCCACCCATTCTGATATCGGCGAGGATATCTTCTGCGCATTGCTCAGAATCGGAGATGGCTTCCTTTTGTGGGATAACCTTTCCTTTCTTGTCGTTAGGTACATCGAGGATATACACCTCAAGGTTGTATGTCTTTGTTCCCGCGTCGTATGTCGCTCCCGTATAAACGAGATGCATCAACGGGAACTCTTCGAACTTAGAGAGGTCTACGTCATCGGGAGAGCCAAAGGAGAAGCTCTTAATGAAGAAGTGATTCTCTGCGAAGATTTCGAATCTCTCGACTATGTTATTGAACGTGATCATGTGCGGCGCGGTCTTTTAAATATGCGAGGTGTTGGAAAACAACTTGGACAGGTAGCGACGTAATCGAGTCCATCTTGAGGACGTTTTCGCCTGCGAGGGTATAGAGGATGTGATACCACCCCCACTTTTCGCCAACCGGGTCGCTTCCTCCGCCACCCGAAGTAAAGAGGACTGAATAGAATGTAGCAGTTCGTTTCTGGTAGTCCAAAAAAAAAGAAGCGTTCCCGATACCAAGTCCGCAGGCATCTCTTCAAACGTAGATGCGTCTTCTTTGGCTGTGTACTTCTTTATCTCGTAGCTCTCTCCAAGCTCATATGTCACCTCTCGGTATAGGATCGCCATCACTTTATGAGCGTTCTTCCAGAAGTCTTCGAGGTAGGTCTCAAGGTCTATCCACTCACCCGCTGTAAATGCGTCCCAATCGGGAATAAAGCCCAAACGCTTTCCGTCCATTTCAAGGACTTTCTCGAATCGTGCAGTCTCTTGGGTGAGTAGGTTGTCGATGTGCTCTCCTGCGGCTTCTAAGAGCTTCTGAGGCATCTTCCGCAGTTGTGCAACGGACTTACCGGAGCAAGCGGATACCCGTTCGAGGGGATTCTCTGAGGTCATCATCACCTGGAGTTCACCGAGTGAGAGGTCTGACCATCTATGAGGGAGCTTGAGTTCCATGTCTTATTAACTTGTTCTTGTTGATTTCCTTACCCGATAGCATACGACCCAAAGTTGGGGTTGGTTTGATTCCATGTGATCCCGTACCTCATCGCATCGATAGCGTGATTAAAAGAATCGACGGGTTCATTTAGTTGCTTGCCGTTCTTGTCTTCTTTCCACTTGTAGTTCCGTAGCTCTCTGATGAGGTTGACACTCCGAGAAGTGACCGCAAGCGGGCGAGAGTGTAGGAATGAGATTCCGCTTCTAATCGAGTCGCGTCCTTTCCTTGCTCCGTGAGTATTGAATCCGTGAGCATGTATCTCGTCGATGCTCTTGGGCTCTGCGGAGTCACAGATAACAACATCCGATCTATCGACTTGATTATCTCGGAGCATTTTCGCAATATCTGAATTAGTGAGTCTCGTCGCATAGCATATCTCATCGACGGCGAATCCGTACCCGTCGGTGTAGATTCTGACGACTGCTGTTGGGTCGTTCGTATATCCGAAGTCAAGCCCGATGTTGAGGAGTTTGTATTCATTTGGTATCTGGTCTATTTCTTTCCAATGGGTAAAGATGGTCGCTTGTGATGCCCCTCTTTCTCCGAGTCCGTAGACTCTCCAGAAGTTCTCATCCACATCTTTAAATCGTTCGATTTCCATGACCACACTTTGCGCAAGGAAGGGGTTGTCCTTGTACGTTGTTTGGAAGAAGTCCGCGTCTTCTCGTGGGATGACTTGTTCATATATCCAATGGAATTCGTCTGATGGGTTGAAGTCTATAATTGTTCGCTCGGTTGTTCTCAGCATCAGCTGCCGCCAGTCTTCAAGGCTTAGTTCGTTACACTCATTTACAAAAAGCACTTCGCGCTTCCGTCCTCTGACTTTTTGCGGTTGGTCTACCGATATAAACTCCACGAGGTTGCCCCATAGTTGATACGTGCCTTCGCTCTTGTTGTGAAGCTCTACGTTATACGCTCCTTCTTTGTTGAGTATCTCGAAGAAGTCTCTCATCGAGGTAGCACGAAGGGCGGGGAATGTCTTACGGCATATGGTGATGACCAGTCCGGTGTTCTTATGGCAAAGCTCAATAAGTGCCGTGAGGATGGAGTACGTCTTTCCTGAACGCGTCCCTCCTTGATGGACTTGGATACGTGCCTTTGATTTTCGAACGTGGTAATATGTCGCGGGAAGGTTACTCATCTAACCATGAGAGGGGCTTCTTCTCTTGTATCTCTATCTCTTGCCGTTCTATATATCCTCGCTTTTTGCCTTTGGTCTTCAAGAAGAAGATAGTCGCTGCGGGGTTGCCTTCCTTCACGAGCTTATAGAGGTGGGATTCTGCGAAGTCTAGGACGCTGTCTTGAATGGAGTCGACCGCTTTCTTGTAGTCCGTGTCAGCCTTCATCCAAGCGTAATGAGTCGAGCGGTCTATACCTGCCACCTTCGCAGCGGTTGAGACAATACCAAGCGACTTCTCTAGAGCTTCGAGCATCGCCTTTTTAAGTGTCGGATTTTGTTGGTTCATTTGTGTCAAATTAAGTTGCTTCTCTGGCTGGTTGCTGTGCGGCCTGTGTAAAGGCCAAAAATGGCCCACGGACGCAGCTGCTCAACTCTATATAAGTCAACTGCCGTTCGGGAAATGTATGCACTGCGAAATGGCTTTCGCCTAGTAGATACAGCGCAGTGTACCCGTGCGGCTGAAAGTGGTGGCTGCATACGTCCAGCACATGAAACCCGCTTTGTTTTAACAGACGGCTGTAATAGGCGTCTAGTGTGCCGGGGTCGGTCTCGGACACCCAGTCTGAATAGTTATGCATCAAAGTCTGCATCGAATTGAATTTTAAGTTGTGGGTATGTTTTAGATATGTCCTTGGTGTTGCCTTTGTAAAAGACCAGGACGTTTTGATGGCACTTACCGACTTTGCGGTTGTTCATGTAGCGGCGGACCCGCTGTGGCAATGTGCCCAGCGGCTCTACCAGAACCATCTCATTGTACAACACCATTCCAGCGTTCAGAAAAATGTCCTTCACGCTGTTGGGGAAATTGTAGTACGCCCCGCCGGGGCCACGCAAATCGCCTACCACAATAAAGGCAAAGCGGTTCGGCTTGAGGCATTTAATCGCCTCGGTGAAGGCTGTGCGTAATAGCTGCATGAAACTGGTGTAGTCCTTTTGGTTGCTGGCATCGTCAGGCAGATCGCTGTACACCTCAAGGTCAAAATATGGCGGGCAACTAAACAGCAGGTCTTGACTGGTCGCGGGTATGTGCTTGGCTACGTTGCGACCATCGTCGCAGATATACCGGCTGCGTCTGCCTTGTAAGCGATTGTTATTTAGGTCCGCTTGTTCTGGGCGCAGTTCTATCCCTGTAAATGTGTTGCCTAGCGCATCGCTCACATACCCAAACACACTATCCCCAGCAAAGCAATCAAACGTCTTGCACTCTGGCAGCGCAAACCAACGGTTCGCTATCTCGGCAAGAACTGGGTCAAGCAAGCTGACGCCGTTGTTTATGTTGGACATTAAGTCGCTTCGCGATAGCGTCCCCTCGCGGCTTTCACCGTGATCTTGTATACGCTCGTGCCACATAGCCTTCCGGTCTTTCCAATATCCCTGCCGGGTATCAAGTACGCTTAAAGGCGGCACTACAAAGGTATCGGTGAGTAGCTCATGCTGTGTGCTGGCTTTATCGGCTTTCTCTGGCTGCCACACATCTAAACCCCATTCGGCCAACTCTACTGCGTCCCATTCGTTAGCAAGTATATCGAAGTCGTTCTCTCCTGAGCTTACGTTGTCCTTGATAATAAACTGTCGGTCTTTGGTCTCTCCCCATGTTGCCATGTAAACGGGTGCTTCTTTCAGTCCTGCGGCTTTGCACGCTTTAAATCTCATATTCCCACCGATCACAACCATCTCCGGATTGACTACGATAGGACGGGCTTCTAGCATCTCTGGAAACTCCTCAATACTCTTCACGAGCTTTTGGAATTTCTCGTCTTTAATTATCCGAGGGTTCGTCGGATTCGCTCTCAGCGTCGAGAGTTTCATTAGCTTGGTTGAGGACGGCTTCAAGGAGGTATCTGAATTCTTCATTATGTACGGCCATTGTAAGTAAAAGAGTCGCGGGATCATCTCCGGCATGGAGACGGAGTACCTGCGAGTTGTCAGTTATTAGGATGAAATTCTTTGCGTGTAGTAATGCTTTACGTGCTGCTCTCATGTCTCGTAATGTGTTATCCGTCCTTCTACATCTCTAGCGACATTTTCTAGACGGTCTCTATCGTACCAAGTTAGATAATCTTCTCGCTTTACTAGGTGTTCTTCTCTGCCTCTTTTCATCATAAAGAACTCCTCCTTCTTCTCTTGCTTTAAGAACTCACGAATGTTGTCCGCTATCTCTTTCCGTTCTGCTTGGGTGTAGCTCATTGCTCTTTGGTTGTGATATAATCAGCCCACATTTTAGCACATACCGCACAGCGTTGTTTTTCGTTGGGGTAGTCTCTGTTTCCGACTACGCTCGTCATGCATCGATTCATGAATTGATACTGGTTCTCTTTTCCGTTGGGTTTACCTATTGGCATCGTTTACTAGTTTTTGAAGTTCCTCGAGCATCCTTCTATTACATGAAGAGCAGCTCGAAGGCTTTTGGTTTGTTCCGGTTGCTTTGGCGTATAGTTTCGCCAATTGTCCGTTCGTTCTGAATTGGTTTTCTGTTTTTAGAAATCTTTGGATCTCATCGATATCCTCGGCCGTTATTTCGGCCTCCCATTTACCAAGCTCGCACGATGCTACTTTGAGCCGTGTCTTTGTCGGCATATGGCATCCGCAGAGTTTGGAATCTGTGAAGGCTTCCGTTAGCAATGGCCCGCATGACTTCGTCGATTGTACGAAGTGTTCGCAGCTCTTGCAGATAGCGAGGCGATCATTCCTCTTTTGTCCGGTGACGAAGAACATCTTTCAGGATTTTTTTTGACTCGTGTATTGAGCGATATAGAACTGACTCTCCAATCCCAGTCCGTCGAGATAGGTCAGCCATGTTCCACCCTTGCAGATATAGTCCGAAGACTGTTCTATCGAACCAACTGAGGCGGTCGAGGATAAGCTGCATTTGTTCTCGTTGGATGGCTTTTGTCCAATCGCTTTCTGTTTCTTTTTCTTCGGGGATAGCATCTATAATCTGATATATCGTTTTGAATTGTCCTCTCGTAGCTTCGTTGTACATGGCTTTGATAAAATACCCTAGTGGGTTTTCATCTTCATCGCTTGGGAAGCGTTTGTCTATACATCGGAGATACGTGTGATGTACAAGGTCGCGCGGTTCAGCCGTCCATTTACGGGCGGTGAATAAGAGTTTTGAGTAGTTCCGTGTGAGGAACTCATCCCATGCCCCGCGACTCTTTAATTTCATCGACTTTTTCCTTGTAGTATTGATACATCTCTTCTAACTCATGGACGGAAAACTTCCGCATCTGGTTGCTTGCTATCAGGATGGCTTCTGCTGTTCCTTTTCCGTGGAACTCGTCGAGCTTCTTTGAAAATACGTATTGCTGCCCTCCGTTCATATTGCATTGCTTGCATTGGAATTGGCAGTTCGTCTCCATCCAACGGGTTGAAAGCTTTCCCCGTGTAATGAAGTGACCGCAGTCGACCTCTTTCCAATGGCGTAGACGATCACAAGTAAAACAGTTTCCCCATCCTTCGTCATTGCATCCACGTAAACGGATGAACTGCGAGAATACCGTGTCAAGTTTCTTCTTTGCTTTGCTTAAACTCATGAAACTTCGGTTTTTCTAAAGATGAGGATGTTTTGATGAATCTTCACAAGTTTTTTACTCTTCATGTTTCCGTTCGCCCTCATCGACGCGCTCGCAATTGGGTTTAATAATATAGCTTCATTGTAGAATTTCATCCCGCACCTTTCAAACGCCTTGATTGTATCGGGAACGAATCCAATGTAATTCCCTTTTTTATCTCTTACCTCTCCAACCACAAAACAAGCAAATCCGCCGTCGGTCAAGAGATTACAAGATTTTTCAATGATAGATTCATAGAGTTCAAGAAATTCTTCATACGGCTTGTTCGATATGTCGCCTTCAAGATCGCTATATACTTCAAGGTCAGCGTAAGGAGGACAACTGAAGACCAAATCAAATTCTTTTTTGAATCCTTCTAGAACATCGTTTGAGTCGCCAACATACCAATTTGGCTGATTGTTGGCCTCTAAGATTTCAATGCCTTGTTCGCGGTTGCTTGCTATTTGTTCTTCTCTTATATCAATTCCGGTGTAATTGTATCCTAGTTTATTTGCTACAATACCGCGAACCGAACCACCCGCAAAGGGGTCAAGGATGCGCCCTCCCTTTGGGCAAAACCAATGATAAAGAACTTCACACAAGGCCGGATCAAAAATGGACGTATAGTTGTCTTTATTGTCGTATCCTTCCTTTTTTGATATGTCCCGGTACAAATCCGTTCCGCTATTTATGGATTTTGCAACGCGGCCAATTTCGCTTTTTATACCAAGTTTTTTCCATGTCTTTTTCCGTCTCTGCCAATTACCCGTCTTCGTGTCTAAAACGCTGAACGGCGGCTCAATAAATTGCTCTCGCAAAATTGGGTCAGTTACTATTACCTCACCAAAGAGATTGACTTGTTCACTCATCATTGGTCGCGTTTAATCCGGGGATGTGTAGTGGGTCGCGCTTCCTTCTGAGGTCTGCCATCGATTGCGGTTCAAACGCGACACGGTCTGAATCGCTGCCGCGTGTGATATGGCTGTTGATTCTCTCCAGTATAGGTGCACGTTCTTCTTCATGCTTGATAATACACTCTCGGAACTCCTGAATCTTCAAACGCTCGTAATACTTGCCATAATAGCCCGTTTTCATACGGTCGCAAATGAGACGGAATTCTTCGAGCTTCAATGTAGGGAAAATATCGAAGATAGTCTCTGCACAAAGCGCGTAATCTGTAAGCGTTTGGAGAGTCTTCTTTGCTTCTACGAAATCACAAACGCTTTTGACCATAGATATTACCGCCCCGCGTGTTGCTTCGGGTTGGATTCTGAGTGCTGTTCTGATATTCGTTCCCTCTGTCCACGCTTGCTCATTAGTGGCTTTGAATAGACCCGGTTCGGATATACTCCTCAAGCTTATCTCTGTCGCTTTGGCTCGTGAGTATTCCTTTCTTTGCAGTTCCTGCTCCTCTTTCTGCAAATAGTCCCTGGTATCCTTGTGCGATACTGTAGGTGATAATTTCGATGGCTGTTCGTTGGTCATTGTCTGATAGTTTTTGTAGTCTGTGTAGTTGTGCTTGTTCTCCGCGCAAAGTATACGGTTTCTTTTTTTGCTCTTTGCGTTCTTGTTTCCACATGATCCAAGAATCTTTGAATTCTTGAGAATCAAATGGCATTAAAACCCCTTCTATAGTATTATCTTCTTTCTGTTCTATAGTATAGTCTATACTCTTCGCAACTGTGGTTGCTTTTAGTTGCGCCTCTGGTTGCAAGTCTTGCAACTGTGGTTGCTTCTTTTGCAACTGTGGTTGCTTCTTGGTTTTCCTAGTTGCAACTGTAGTTGCTTCTTTCACCTTGAGGTTGATGGTCATTTTTCTTTGGTGTCCGTATCCCTGACACTCCAAATACTCGCTCTCGCAAAGTGTTTGCCGCATCTTCCTCACGTACTGCGGTGATACCCTCAACGCTTCAGAAAGGAAGTCATCACCTGCCCAACACGAGCCGTCCTTTTGGGATAGCGCATGGACTTTAGAGAGGAATATCCGTTGCATGGGGTTGAGGTCTTCGAGTTCCCAAATCTCTTCGGGGATCCAAATTCCGTTGAATTTCTGTTTCATGGTGCGAAAGATAAAAAAAGGGAGGGAATGACCCCTCCCCATTTCCTTAGTTGTTCAATTCGCTATCGCGCTCCATGACTTCAGCGACAATCTCCGCGAAAGTTGCATCACATTGCTTTGAAATCTCTGGAAGATACTTCATCATGTTACGCGGTCGGGCTTCACACCAACTCCGAACGGTTGCCTCGTTCAATCGCAGCTCCTCTCCTACGTTCTTCATGGAGCCGTAGTTCCTTAAGAGGAAGATTTTGAGGTTATTCATAGCGTTCGTACTTAATAGCACCCCAAAGAAAGGAGCGAGATATCTTCACAGACTTGATTTGAGGGGTCTTCTTTGAACGTTCTCTCTTCTTCTTAGGTGTTGATACCTTAGATGGGGTCTGCTCGCTTAGAATGTACTTCTTTCCGCTATAAGTATATTCCGGTTT